TCGTCGGCAGCGTCAGATGTGTATAAGAGACAGGAATTTTGTAAGGAAAAATCAATAAAACTTGATAATATTATTTATACAGATCAATGTACTGGAAAAAATTTTAATAGACCAGGTTATTCAAATTTAGTTGATAATATTAAATTTCAAATAGAAAACAGTGAAGAAGTAGCTTTAATAGTAAGTGAATTAGATAGACTTGGAAGAAATAAAGAACTAACTTTAAAAGAGATAAGAAAATTTAAAGATTTAGGTGTTCGTTTAATGGTTTTAGAAATTCCTTCAACCTGTCAGGATTTGACTCTTTTAGAAAATAACATGGCTAAAATGATGATGGATACAATTAATAATATGTTGATTGAAATGTATGCATCTTTTGCACATGCAGAAATGGAAAAAAGAGCAACAAGACAATCTCAAGGAATAGAAGCTAAAAAGGCTAGAGGCGATTGGGATGATTATGGAAGACCTAGATTATTACCTTTTGATAAATTTGCAAAAGAATATGAGAGAGTTTTAAAGGGCGAATTAAAACCAAGTGAATGTATAAAGCTATTGGGAATACCTAAGCCTACATATTATCGATATAGAAAAGAATATGAACTAATAAAAAAATAGCACCTGAGAAGGTGCTTTTTTAGTTAAGGAGGTTATTTTTGTCTAGAATAAAATTTATATTAATTAGGCCAAAAGCATCAATAAAATATATAAAGCCAGTGTTAGGTCGACTTTATGCTGCGTATTGTTGGCTTATGATGATAAATATTAAAATGTATAAATTAAAAGTTAAGAATGAGAAGAAAAAGTATTATTTTATTGCAATAGCAATACCTAAATTTAGGAGTGGATAGATATGTTTTTTTATTATGATGGAAGAGAATTTTGTGATGGAGAGTTTTCACTTTATTTGATTAGTAAGTACCTGGCTGATTTATTTACAAAGGATGCAATAAAAAATATCATTTCTAAGTTTAAGCCAGAAGAGATTGCATGTATGTTAGGAGAAAAAGATATTTCGTTTTTTTCGCTTTATTATTTGCGTGATTATTATGTTCCTTCATCAGAGAATGATGTTAGAAATTTAGCTCCAGTACATTTTGAGATTTGGGACGAATTGAATCATATGTTTGTAGATGACGAATGGGATAAGGAAGAGTTTATATTACCTCGTGGCTGTGCTAAATCTACTATAATAAATAAAACTTTAGGTTGTTGGAGACACTGCTATAGGAAGACTAGATATACAATAGTTCTTGGTAATAAGGCAAGTGATGCTGAACAATTTATCAAAGGTACTAAACAGATGCTACAAAATAAAAGAATTGTAGAAGCATTTGGAGTTTTAGTCGATAAGAAGCATAGGATAGTTAATAATCAAGAGTTAGAATTAACTAATGATACTAAATTGCAGGCTTTCTCATGGGGTTCATCTGTTCGTGGTACAACATATGAGCCTGAGAGTGGAGGTATTTATCGTCCAGAAGTAGTTCTTTGTGATGATATTATTTCAAAAGATGATGTATTAACAGAACAAGCTAAAGAAAAAGTTATTAATAAATTTAATACAGAGGTTAGAGAAGTTGGAGATAAGGCAGTTTTTAGAAATGGAAAAAAAATAAAAATGGCAACTAAATTTTTAGTGATAGGGACTCCTCTAGCAGCTGATTGTTTTATAAATTATATTAAAAATAATGATCCTGAATATCGTATTTTTCACCGTAGAGTTTGCGATTTTGATGTTGATGAGTTCTTTAAATCTCATCATTGGCTTGAATTTAAGAAAATTTTATTTGATTTTAGGAATGAAAAAAGAAAAGAGGATGCTATAGAATTTTTTATTACTAATCAAGAAGAAATGGAATTTGAAACAATTTGGGAAAAATACGATTGTGCAGATTTAGCTATAGCTTATTTTTCTAAACGTCTAGCATTTATGCAAGAGTTACAATGTGACTGTGACCATGTAGGTGATATTTGGATTACTGCTATGGCAAAACTTAGTCAAATAGAGATTGAAGAAAAGTCATTTGAAAAAACTATATTAGCAGTTGACCAAGCTGCAGCTGCTAAGACAGAGTCAGATTATTTTGCTTTTACTGTAGGATCTAAAAGTAATGGACTTTATTTTGTTAGAAAAGGTATGCTAAAAAAAATAAATGTAAGGACAAATTTTGATTTATATGTTGACACAGTTATATTTCTTTTAATGAAATATGAAGCTATTACGCATGTTATTTTGGAAAAGAATGTATTTAAAGGTATAGATGCTGGAAGAATTGAAGAAAAAATAAAATCAATAGAAATTCTGAAAAAAAGACATATTCAAGTCATTGATCTTTACAATACCAAAAATAAAGATGATAGAATTTCAACAATAACAGAAAAGATAAATTCTGGTCAAGTTATCTTTAATGAAGCTGATGAGGAATATAATGACCAGATAAAAGATTTTAGAGGTCAAAATTTTACTCTACATGATGATGCCATAGATAGTCTTGAAATGTTTATTAATAACATAGATACTATTAAAGTTTTTAATCCTAAGGTTGAAATTTTAGATAAGAAAAAATTTTTTAAGGGGGTGAGTATTTGAATGAAATAGAGTTTTTAAAATTTAAAGAATTGCTTAGAAAATGTTATTTGGATTTTCAAAAGAGGTTCACATCGCACAGGAAAGCATATGATTATTATTGTGGAAAATCGGATGCTATGGAAAATTATAAATTCGTGACAGACAGATCTAATAATAAGACTAATGTAAATTTTGTAAAAAAATTTGTTAAAGAAGAAACTTCTTACTCTTTTGGGAATCAAATAAATTATATTTCTAAAAAAGGAGATAAGGACATAATAAATGATATAGATTTTTATTTTAGTTCGTGGGATGAAAACCATAATATAAAATTAGCTAATAAAATGATTTTGCATGGTATTGCTTATGAATTGTATTATTTAGATGATGGTGGAGATTCTTTTAAATCTAGAATAGTTACACCAATGGATGGTTATATTTATGAAGATATTAATGGAAATGTAGTATTTTTTATGCATATTTATAAACTTAAATTCGACGAATCTAATAAGACTTATGTTGATGTTTATACTAATGATAAAATTTATTTTTTTGATGATAGTTTTTCTATAGAACTTAAAGAATCAATCGAAAATTTATTTGGGAGGGTTCCAGTAGGAATCGCTCGACTTTCTGATGAAGAAATTTGCGATACGATTTTTAATGACATTAAAGGGCTTTTGGATGCATATGAAACTAATTTGTCTGATATTTCAAATGAAATTTCAGATTTTAGAAATGCTTACATGGTTCTTACGGGAGTTGATATGGATGAAAAACAAGCTACTGAACTAAAATCAAAAGGGATTTTAAAAATTACTGCATCTGATGGTTCTGCTTCTTGGCTAATAAAATCGATAAATGATTCATTTATTCAAAATACTCTATCTACTTTAGAAGATAAAATTTATCAACTTACAAGTCATATAAATCATAATGAAAGTTTAGCATCTAATATATCAGGGGTAGCTTTAAGAAGTCGACTTATAGCTTTAGAAAATAAATGTACTTTAAATCAGAAAGCATTTACTAATCTTATTAAGACTAGGTTAGAGATGCTTTTTATATTTTTAGCAAAGCGATATTCAAAGTCATATGATTATAGAGATATAAAAGTAAAATACACTGCAAATGTTCCTCAGGACGATATTCAGATTGCACAAATAATATCTCAGTTAGGTGATAAATTGAGCTTAGAAACATCATTATCTCTGTTATCTTTTATTGAAAATCCACAAGTGGAGATTCAAAAGATAAAAAATGACAATAAAAATTTACTTGAAGGAAGTGCATTATTAGGTGATTTAGATGAGTAATATCTATAATTATTTAAATTTAGAGGCTTTAAATCAAGTATATGAGGCTGTTTTATCTGAATTTCAAGAAGTTTATAAAACTATGAAGAATAATAAGAATATATTGCTCGAAAAAATATCTGAAATTCTTCTTAATTATATTGTTAAAGATGATGTTTTAAAACTTTCAGAAAAGGAAAAACAGAAAATTTTAGAGGAATTATTTAAGTTAATTGAAGAATCAAGTTTTAAAGAATATAAAAATGAAAAGAAAAAAATGGAGAGTTCATTTGAAATTGCAACTCAAGATACGCATGATTTAAAGTATTATATTTTAACGTGTGGTAGTAATAAAAAATATAAGAAACTTAAAAAGGAAACTAAACAAGATATTATTAATAGAGTTATAGATGGAAAACTATGGTCTGACAGACTTTGGGATAACAAAGCTGAAATAGAATTGCTACTAAAAAAAGATATAAAAAATTTTCTTGATGGGAAAATAAGTGTAAATAAAATAAAAAAATCTATAAATGATAGATATTCCACAAATGCATCTAATACAAACCGTTTAGTTTCAAATGAAATTGCTCGTTGTCAATGTGAAGTTAATGAGCAATTTTTTAAAGATGAAGAAATAGAGGAAGTTATCTATTTGGCAACTTTAGATACACGTACATGTAAAAGATGTCAAAATTATGATGGGAAAATATTCAAACTAAATGAGTCTAGACCTAAACTTCCATTGCACATAGGCTGTCGATGTTGTTATATTGAAACTGTTCCTGAATGGACTCCAATACATCGTCGTGATAATACTATAGTTGATTCACATATAAATTTTAAAGATTATAAAAATTGGTTAAAGGAGGAAAAATAATATGTTAAAAAGTGAACTATTAGAATTGGTAGAGAAAGTTGATGATAATACAGATATTGATGATATTATTTTTAATAGCTTTATGAATATGGAAAACATAAAAAGAAATTTAGATTCTAACAAAGATTTTAAATCTAAATATGATGCAGAAGTATCTGAAAAAATAAACACAGCTATTAGTAATTTTAAAACAAAAGATATGCAAAAGCTTATAGATGCAGAAGTTTTAAAAAGAACTAACAATCCTGAAACTCCAGAACAAAAACAGATTCGAGAGTTAAAAGAGAGATTAGACGCTGCTGATAAAAAAAATGCTAGAACTGAAATGATATCAAAATATAAAGACATTTTAGCAGCTAAAAATATACCATCAGAAATGGTTGATTTTTTGTTAGGTGATGATGATGATGTTACCAACGCAAATATTGCTTTGTTTGAAAATAATATGAAAAATTATATTGAAACACAAGTAAAAGAAAGAATGAGTAAGGGATCTTATAAACCTCCAGTTCCATCAGGAGGGACAAGTGGAAAAATTACATGGGCACAAGTTCAAGAAAATCCAGAAGGTCTTTATGAAAAATGGGTTGCTCAAGAAGAAAGTAATAGTAAATAGAAAGGGATGATAATATGAGTATTGCAAGTTTTAAAAAATCTATATGGGAGACAGCTTTAATAACAGCTTTTAGAAAATCAAGTGTTGCAGAAATAATAACAACACCACCATCTTCAATAGAAGGAGAAAAAGCTATATTTAATGTTGTAGCAGGGGGAACTGTAAAAGATTATACAGGAAGTGTTGATTACGATGATGCTGCAACAGATCCAATCGAATTAAATTTCAATAAAAAGAAATATTGGGCCCTTAAATTGGATGATGTAGATAGAATTCAAGCAGCTGGAGATATACTAACTCAAACTGCAAATGAAAAGGCATTAGATTTAAAAGAAGCTATTGATTCAGATATATTGAACTCTATGGCAACTGTTGCAACTTCTGAGAATAAGCAATTAATAACAAAAACAATAACAACACCTGAGGAAGCATATGATGCTGTGGTTGATTTAGCTACAATATTGGATGTTGCAAAAGTTCCAAATACTAACAGATATTTAAATGCAAGTTCTAGTTTTGTGAATTTAATGGCTAAAGATAAACGCTTTGCAGATAATTATAATATTCTTCCGAATGGAATGCTAGATGGTGCTAATGTAGCTGGATTTACTATTTTTAAAAATGAAGAAGTACCAAATTTAAAAGTTGTTGCCAATTACAAAGGTGCATATGCTTTTGCTAAACAATTAGATGAAACAGAACCATTACGATTAGAAGGAAGTTTTTCAGATGCAGTTAGAGGTCTTGTGAATTATGGACATGTAGCAATAAGACCAAAAGGAATTGCTGTACTTGAGTATACTTTAGGATAGTGATTTTTATGAAAGAAAATATTATACAAAAAATAGTTGATTTAAACTCAATTAAAAGTTCTGAAGATAGGGCTTTAGTTGAGTTTTTTTTAGATGTTTCAATTGAACAAATAAATAGATATTTAAATAGAGGATATACAGCTGAACAGTTATTAGAAAAGCATGGTTCGGCTGTTATTCTTCTTGTGAATAATAAGTATCAAAATAGAAAAAATGGAGCTGATAAGGGAATAAAAAGTAAGACTCAAGGGCAAAGAAGCGTAACGTATGGTGATAATGTAAATGAGATCACAAGTGAAATAAAAGCATTGTTACCGCTTCCTCTTATTGGTTTGTTGTAGGTGTAATTATGTTTTATGAATTTATTTTAGATGTTTATTCAGTTGATCAAGGTGTTAATGAGATAGGAGAAATTATAAAAAAATTCACTTATTGCAATAGAGTTCTTTGTGATGTTCAACCATCTTCAGCTAATTTAGTGCAAAAAACTTTTGGAGAAGATATAGAAAGTACTTATACTGTTTGGGCTGATGATGATATAGATCTTGGAGCTATAGTAATTTTTCAGGGAAAAGTTTTTGAAGTTAATGCTAAGGTTAATTGGATAGATTATAAGATTTACTCATTAAAAAGTTGTGAGGTAGATTTAAAAAATGTCAATTAGATTTGAAAGTAATATAGATGCTATTAATGATGCTATACAACAAGCAGTAAAAAGAGCATTAAAAGAAATGGGAATTAAAGGTGTTGCAGAAATAAAAGCTAATGCTCCTGTTCGAAAAGTAAATGGAGGGACTTTGCGAAGGTCATATGAATATAAGTGTGAAGGATTTTCTTTAATAATTGGAACTAGTGTAGATTATAGTATCTATGTTGAATTTAAGCCTTCTAACCGTGGCGGAAGGCCACATTTTAGAAGAAGCTTAGAAAGTTTAAAGCAAGAATTTATAAACATTTTAAAAAGGGAATTAGGAGGTATCAGATGATTAAATTAGAGAGTGATTTAAATAAGTATTTAAAACAGATATATAAATCGACTAATTTAAAAGACAAAATATATAATTCAGAGTTACCTCTTAAATATGACTTTAATAAATATATAGTAGGTATTTATTTTGAACTTAGTACATCTGAAGATGCTAGATATAAAAATGTAGAATCTTTAGATGTACATTTTTATGCTGAAAAGAAAATTTCATTGTTTGAAATAGTTGAAATTTTTGATAAGGAATTAAATAAAAAAGATATAGATAGGTATTGGTTTACTCATAAACCAGTATATCTTATTAAATTAAAAGAAGATGGTTTGCGTCATTGGATTCTTAGTTACAATGTAAACCGATATTGAGAGGTGATAAAATGAAAAGATTTGTATTGGATGCATGTTCAATTTATGTCGGCACAATAAAAGATCCTAGTGATTTAACAAGCATATCAGATAATTTATTAGGTTTAACTAATGGTGGAGTTACTATTACAGCAACTCCAAATGTACGTCAAATAGAATTTGATGGTAAAAGAGAGAGACGAATAAAAGATATGAATAGAATATTAGGATGGGACTGTGGTGCAGAAACAAAAGGATTAGAGCTAAATGAAAAGAGTTTAAAATTATCTTTGATAAAAAAAGACGATACTTATTCAAATGAAACATATGAAAAATATGTTCCTAGTAATAGTATTTCATATGAAGATTTGGTTATTGTTGGCCAACTTCATGGCTCAAAACCCCTGATTGTTGTCTTGAAAAATTGTTTTAATGAGTCTGGTTTCTCTCTTGAAACAGCAGATAGTTCAGAAGGAACTTATTCGATGTCAGCCTATGCAAATTATGAATATGATCCTGTTGCAGATGCTGAAGGAACTACAAAAATACCTATGGAAATTTATTTACCAAAAGAAAATACAGTTGAATCTGTTTCTATAAATAGTTTGCCAGAAGCTGAAACAGAGGTTAATTAAGGAGGAAAATATGCTATCAACAAAAAACGCATTTGAATTAATTAAATTACTAAATGATATGAAAATAAAAGACAGCCTTATAAAAACAATAAGAACTGTTTCAGAATTAGAAAAAAAGAAAAAAACAACTTTTCAAAAATTATTTAAGTTGAAAAAAGAAGATGAAGAAATAACTGACGAAACTGTTACAAGATTATTAACAGAGAATATAGATATAGCAAAAGAAATTGCAGAACTAGATGGAAAAAATGAGGAGATAACTATGTACTTAGTTGCTGATTTTATTTTTGGACTATCAAATTGTGAAGAAACATTTTATAAAACTATGTCAAAAATCAGAGAAAAAGAAATTGAAGATATTAAAAATGAAGATGTTACTGTGATAATAAAAGATTTAATAGATGAGATTACAACAAACGAATTTTTGGGTTTCTTCAAATCTTTGATGAAGTAGAAAACCTAAAAGGGATATTGATAGAGTACAACTGTTATTTTGAAATTATGGAATTAAAAATAGATGAAAGTCTCGAGTTGATAAAAGCGGTATTAAATAATAGAACTGAAAACAGAGCATATAACTATTATTTAAGTACGTTAATATTTAATCTGTTTTCAAAAGAAAAAACTATTAGTTATTCTGAATTTAAACGAAAATTATTTAAAAAGAAAATAAAAATAAAGAAAATGACAGAAGAAGAAAAAGAAACAATTATAAATAAAAATAATAATATATTAAAGAATATAAAGGCAGGTGAATAGCATGTCTGAAGTATTCAAACTAAGCGGTGAAATTAATATAGATATTGACAACATAGTAAAACAATTAAGACAGGTTCAAACAGAAGGAGAAGACACTGAACAAACCTTAAATCAAATAGGTGATGAAAGCCTTAATGTAGATATAAGAAGTGCAGTATCTGACTTACAACAATTGGAAAGTGAAGCAGGTGAAACTCAGGATAATTTAAGACAAATTGGAGATGCTGATATTAATGTAGATGTTGGAGGAGCAGTATCTGATTTGGAAAGACTAGAAAGTGAATCAGGTCAAACTCAAGATGATTTAAGACAGATTGGAGATGTCAATGTAAATATTAATGTCACAAATGTAATAGGGGATTTGCAGAGAGTTCAAAGTGAGTCTGATAAAACTGAAGATGCTATAAAAAATGCTTTTTCTTTTGAAGCTGTATCTGGAATAACAGATAAATTTAAGGGAATTGTTGACACAATTATGGGACTTAGTGGAGAGACAATAGAACTAGCGAATAATCAAGCTAAATTACAATCATCATTAACAACAACAGGACATAGTGCAGATTATATGAGACAACAATATAGTAATCTATATGGTTATTTAGGCGACGACATGGCTGTTACAAATACAATATTAAATATTGAAAAACTTGGATTAAGTCAAAAAGAAAGTGCTGCATTAACTGATAGTGCCATAGCAGTTTGGACACAATACGGGGATTCTATACCGCTCGAAGGCCTTGCAGAAAGTATTGATGAGACTGTTATGGTTGGACAAGTCACAGGGAACTTGGCGGATGCATTAAACTGGGCTGGAATATCAGAGGATGATTTTAATAAGAAACTAGAAAAATGTAAGACGACACAGGAAAGAGCAAAATTAATAACTGATACTCTTAATAAAACTTATGGAGAATCAAAAGAACAGTATGATGAATTGACAAAAAATACTAGAGATTATCAAGAAGCTCAATCTGATTTAGAGCAATCACAACTAGAACTCGGACAGGCTATGATGCCACTGCAAACTGCTATGACAAAGCTTAAATCAACAATAGCACAAGCATTAATTCCTGTTTTTGAGAATCTAAGTCCCGTTTTTGAAAAAATTATAGAGGGCATAAATTGGTTAGCTGAAAAATTTCAAGAATTACCACAACCAATACAAACAGTAATAACAGTTGTAACTTTAATAGCTGGAGGTTTAACCGCTTTAATTGGTGTAATTGGAATAATTAATCCTATCATTGGTATATTTACAAGTGGTTGGGGACTATTAACTGGAGCTTTTAGTGCGGTTGCAGGTTTTATACCTACATTAATTGGGGCCATTGGAGGAATTAGTGCACCAGTCTTAATTGTTGTTAGTGTTATTACAGCGTTGATAGCAATAGGAGTTGCTTTATACAAGAACTGGGATACGGTAAAAGTAAAAGCATCTGAGGTTTGGAACTCAGTAAAACAGACATTATCAACAGTTTTGGAAGGTATAAAAAACGTATTTTCAACAGTATTAAATGCAATAAAAACAGTAATTAATACTGGTTTCAATGCTATAAAAAATACTATTAGTACTATTATGAATGGAATTAAAGGTACTGTATCAAATATATGGAATGGAATTAAATCAGTAGTATCAAGTGTATGCGGTGGAATATCTAGTGTTGTTAGTTCTAAATTTAATGCAGTAAAAAATAGTATTAGCAATGCAATTAATGGAGCAAAAAGTGTTGTACAAAGTGGATTGAATAAGATAAAAAGTTTTTTTAGTAATTGCAATTTAAAACTTCCAAAAATTAAATTACCGCACTTCAAAATAAGTGGCAATCTAAGTATTAATCCGCCAAGTGTTCCAAAGCTGAGCATAGATTGGTATAAAAAAGGTGGTATAATGACATCACCTACACTTTTTGGAATTAATGGAAATAACTTTATGGCTGGAGGAGAAGCTGGTGACGAGGCTATTTTACCAATTGATGGATTTTATGATAATTTAGATAAATTTTTAGATGAAAAATTGACTAATAATCAAAATATTACCTATAATGTGAATTTTAATTTTAGTAATATAAAGATTCAAAATGAATCAGATATGGAAAAACTAGCGAAGATCATTGACCAAAAGCTGCAACAATTTATAAATAGAAAAATAAAATTGAATGGGGGTGTAACGGTTGGTTAATTTTAAACATAATATTTATTTTAATGGCATTCCACTCCCTTCTTTTGTAATTATAAAAAAAATAGAGACTCCTCTTTTATCCGAGATAGAAAATACAATAGTAGATAGTGATATAGGATATAAGCATAAAAAAATAAAATTTGGTATTAAATCTGTAAAGATAGATTTTAGTTTAGAACGTACTGAAACACTTACAGACTTTAATCAGCAGCAAGAGCTATTGAAATGGCTTAAAGGGGATGACTGGAAGGAAAGTAAATTAATATTACCTGATAACGTAGATTATCATTATATGGCAATATGTAATAATGCTATAGATATCGCAAATGAAGATATTGAAGGTGGTGGGAGGATTGAATTTTTAATTTGTAACCCTTACAGGATTGCGAACAAATCTAGGATCATAAATATTAATGATTTGCAAAATTATTCAACTTTAGGAAACGTATATATAAAGCCTAGGATAATTTTCTCTATAACTTCAGAATGCACAGAAATTAAATTATCTCTGAAGAATAAACAGTATGATAATTTTATAAGATTTAAACATAATTTTTTAACAGGAGATAAATTAGTTATCGATATGAAAACTAAAAAAGTTACAGTTAATGATGAGCTTATGATGAGTATATTGACATTAGATAGTAAATTCCATGAAATTGACAATAATCTAAGAAATAATAAATATAGTTTAGATATTGGAAATGCAGATGTGACATTAGAAATTATTCCATTATATCAATAAGGAGATGAGTTCATGCTATATATATTTGATAAAGACGATATTTTACTTGAGATAATAGAGGATTTTGAAGATGATGAAATGAGTAGGGAACTCAACTCAGATTGGACTTATAACTTCAAAATAGATATAAATATAAGTAAAAATATAAGGAAGCCTAACAAGGTAGGATTTTTCGATGATAATAAATTCTATCTTTTTTTAATTGATGAAGTTAATGACACAATATTTTCAGAGGATATTAAATCTGTTTATTGTATAAATGATATATATTCAATGAATGGGCATATAATCGAAGATAAAAGATGTGTTGATTATTCTATAGATAAAGCTTTAGGAAAGGCTTTAGAAGGCACTAATTATGTCGTAGGAGAGTTAGATACTTTTGATATTAATACAGTTAATTTTTATTATATATCTTCTTTGACTGCACTAAAAAAAATAGCTACAGTCTATAATGCAGAATATATGCCAAGAGTAGAATATAACAAGGGAACTAATAAACTTGAAAAATATATTGATGTTAAAGTAAAAATAGGAAAAGATACAGGCCTAAGATTTACTTATGACACAAATATAGAAGAAATAAAACGAAATGAAGCTTCAGACAATCACTATACAGTTCTTTATGGACGTGGTGCTAGTTTACAAATGACTGATGATGAAGGTCAAGAAACTGGTGGATACACTAGATTAATAGATTTTTCTGATGTTGAATGGAGTAAATCAAATGGAGATCCATGTGATAAACCTTTTGGCCAAAAGTATATTGAAGATATTGAGGCTATTGAGAAGTATGGGAAAATAGAAGGAATATATGAAAATAAGGATATAGAAAGTACTTCGGAACTACTTCAAGCAACATATGAGGCCTTACAAGAAACAAAAGAAATAAATGTATCTTATGAGGCATCTGTAGAAGATTTGAGTAATATAAAAGGGTTTGAGCATTATAAATATACTCTAGGAGATAGAATAATTATTTTAGATGATGATTATGATATTAATCTAGAAAGTAGAATTATAAAAGAAGTATTAAGCCTAAAAAATAAAACAAAGGTCGTAACTCTAGGTTATATATTGCCTTCAATGAGTTCAAATAATGCAAATAATATTGTTTCTGGAGATGAAGAAAAAGAAAATGATCAAGATAAATTTTCTGATGAGGATTTTCCAAATACTCTACCAGAGCCTCCAGTACTAAGTATTGATAGAGAAGGATTTGCAAGCATAAGTTTATCATGGACATTTGAAAATAAACCATATTATGTATATGAATTATATGCAAGTAAGTTAGAAAATTTTAATCCAACAGAGAATCATCTTATTTGGAAAGGTCATGGATCTGCTTTTTTACATGAAGTTAATTTCAATGAGACTTGGTACTACAGAGCAAGATGTACTAATAGTCATGGTCAAAGTACTGATTTTTCAGATGAAGTAAGCGCAACAACATATAAAATTCAAGATGGTACAGAAATATTTGAAAATGCTGCAATAAAAGAAGCATTAATTGAAAGTTTAAATGCTGATAAAATAACTGCAGGTAAAGTAAAAGGTACTTATATAGATGCTAGAAACCTTACTGTGGAAGATGGAAACGGGAATGTAACCTTTTCAGTAAGTAGTGATGCAATTGTAAGAATGATACAAGGACTTATAGATATTTCAGACGAAGGGATAAGAATTAACTTAGAGGATAGTGAAAATAATATTGTAGGTTATGTAGTTTACGATGGCCAAGGTGTGCAAATATTCACCAATGATGATGAGCCTATAAGTTCATTCCACAGAGAGGGTTCGTATGCTGAAAAGTTTGTAACAGATAGATTAATATGTCCAGCAGTAGTTCAGGTAGCTGACTCAAATGGATGCCCCCTTGATTGGTATATAGCACCAACTTCTACTGGGGATGGTACAGGCAAGGATGAAAATAATAAAGCTGACTCACTTAGTACAGTATTGAGAAATATAAAAAATTACGGAACGAAGTTCGATAATAAACTTACAATCCATATAGAAGAAGGATGTGTAATAAATGAAAAAGGACTCGTAATACAAGACTATATGGGTACAGTATTTAAGTTAGAATTGGGGGCAAATGTAGTTATAAATTGTGAGTATTTTAATATTGAAGATTTATCAAGCAGAATATTTATTGAATATGTATCAGATAAAAGACTTGTTGCAGGTGAGATTACTCAAGCCGATTATGATAAATATCCAATTATTAATGCAACTTCAGATGATGCAGTAATGAGTGTTCGTCATGTGGATTACGCAGAAATAAGAGGTATAAGATTTGAGGGAGTAGAAGGAGCAACAGGAATTAAGGGAGTAGCAGGAACAAATTTAGTTGTAGATGATTGTGACTTCTTTGGAGTTGACCAATGTCTTAAAGCAGATGGTAGTTCAAATGTATCTCTTGGATGGTGTTCAGGTAATGTTGATAAATTAGCATCAATTTACAATGGTTCGATTCTTACTACAAGCAGAAGAATACCAAAATACTTAAACGATGAAATGGTATATGTTTCAGAAAATGCAATATTTATTAAGAGTCAATATTCTTATACTCAATATGATACGCTACACAATTCAAGTGGTTCGTCATCAGGAGGAAGTGGTACTAACTTGAATGATGTATTTTCAATATTGACTGCTAATCTTTACACAATTGTTGAAGGAACTGGAAAAGTTACATCAGCTCGTAAGGGTTATACAGGACAAGGTAAGTATAAGAACCTTAAAGCTCATAGAGGTTATATAAAATTACCGATAGCTGATATTAAGTCAGTTATGGCAAATAAACTATCTTATGAGTTGAAGTTAAAATTGACTAGACTTAATACAGAACACGGATATAATTCAAAGACTCCACATCCGATATTTAGAGCGACAGGAGGTTCAGAAGGATCTACCGACTATTGGGACTCAAATGTTAAATTCGCAAGGGGAGAGACTCAAACTCTTACTCTACCAACAAGTATAGTACAGGCAATAGAAAAGGGAGCAGATACATTAGAGTTATGGGCATCAAGTAATCAAGAACAGCAATATGCATTCTTTGGAGATGTGATATTAACAGTAGAAGGAGAAAACAAAGTAAAAGAAGATGATAATAAACCAGGTACAGATGTGGGAAGTGGAGAGACTGCATACTCAGCAGTAGGTACTACTACAGCCAACTTAAATGTTAGAAAAGGTGCAGGAACTAGCTATTCAATAATTACAACATTACCACAGGGTACAACAGTAAATATAGTAGCTAAAGATAATGCGACAGGATGGTATAAGATAACTTACAATGGAGCATATGGTTATGTATCTAACACTTATGTGACAATAAATTCAACAGGTGGAGGAACAACTCCAAGCAAAGATACAATCTATGATTTCCCATATGCAGATGAAATGGTGGAAGTTGGACTAACATATTGGAGAGTATGCGATAAAGAGTATACAAGTGGTCAATCATGGTCACAGGGATTTACGTACAGAAGTTCATGTACACCATTAAGTGGTTCTAGTGAGGCTGAACAAGACGTTGCAAATTCAATGTGGGAGGCAGTAACTTTTGGAGGTCAAACTAGACATTATAAAGCAATAGACTGTTCTACATTCGCAGGCATGATGATAAAAGGACTTGAGTATGAAAACAGTCCATATGCCAATAAAACAAACTTTACTAATTTCCGTAAAGATAAATTGCAGAAAAGTAGTAAGAGTTGGGCATTTAATATGGTTAAAGCAGATGGTTCTTGGGCAAGAGAGGCAGCAGCTCAGGCTGAATATTTTGATAGAGTCGGTCTTGGAATTGTATACTATCGAAATGTTGATACAGGAAAAACTTATGGTAGCATAGGTTCATCATCAGATAACTATTCTAAGATTAAGAAGGGTGACCTAGTATTCTATGCTAAGAAAGTAAACGGAAGTTGGAAACAACCGAATCGATACATGAAAGTATCTCATGTCGCAGTGTGCTATGGAGACAACAGTAGTGGAAAGAAATCAGTTATAGAGTCAACTAATGGTACTATGTCTAAGAATCATAAATTTGATAATGGTTCAACTATTAATGCAGGTGTAAGAATAGTTTCAATATCAGGAGACTATGGATATGCAGATGATATAGTTATGGTAGTAAGACCTCAACCTAGTCACTATAATGGAAATATTCCAGGAGGTGGAACAGAAAGTGGTGGTACTGGTGGAGGTACAACAGGCGATGGAGTAATAGATGCTGGTACGACTGAATATACAAATTGTATAAGTGAGCAAGGTGTTATAGATGGAAATAAGTATGTATACAAATTACACACTTGTAAAATAACAGCTTATGGTGGAGACAGTGGAAGTGCTTGTAATATACCATTGAATTTGGGTAAAACTTGTGGTTCGTTCAATTTACCATTCGGAACAAAAATCTACATTCCAAGCCTTAAAGGTAAAAGTATTACAGACGGAAATGGAAAAACAGTAATTTGCGATGGTATATTTACAGTAAATGACACGGGTGTAGGAGGAACAGACTTTGACCTTTATATGAGTACAAAATCAGATACAAATGCAGAAAGTGTATTTGGAAATACAAGAAGAGAAGATGTTTACATTCTTAGTTATGGAAGTGGATATGGTTATGCTTGGAGCTATACTCAATCTTACGAGTGGGCATATAATCATGGTGGCTTAACTCCATATAAAACGGCTTTCAAAGACTACATAAAATATGGAGGTACGTTAATAAACTTCTTAAAGTTCAAGAATAATGATGCAAATATAAGAAGCTCAACTTATTGGAGTATATTAAACAGTTAGAAAGGAGTGAAATACTTGAGAGATTACAATATAGAAAGCGATTTAAAGCAAGAAAAATTTGAAGTAATAAAACTTGTACAAGGTGATAAGGGAAATAAACTTACTATTAATGTACTTGAAGATGGAAAGCTAGTCAGTTTGACTGGCTGTTCTATTACTGCTAAATATAAAAGAGCAGATGGACAAGTAATAAATGGATCCGTAACAAATATATCTAATAATTCATTTGATGCTGTAATAGATAGTGATATAACAAAAGTAGTAGGAACTTTAAAAATGTTATTTAGTATCGAAAAAGACGATGTAAAAGTAAGTACATTCTTATTATTAGCAGATGTAAGAGAAGGTATAGGAGAAAGTACAGGAGGTTCAACTGGAGGAAGTACAGGAGGTGGAGAAGTGACAGTAGATCTATCAAATTATCAAAAGAAAAGCGATAGTGCATTAGAAACTACAAGTAAAACAGTAGTAGGAGCTATCAATGAAGTTAATTCGAAATTAAAAGATATTGCGAACAACCAACCAACTGATTTGTCATTAGATAGTGATACTAATTTACTTCAACTTGTAAATTCAAAGGGTAGTAAATTAGGCAACGGAATAACACTTCCTATATCAAGTGGTGGGGGTACAAGTCAGTATTTACATATAAAATATTCAAGTACAGGAGCGCCACAGTTAGCGGGGCAAATGTCAGATACACCAAACGCATATATAGGATTAAGCGTTGATACAAATGCAGATTCTCCAACAAATCCAAAAAATTACACTTGGTATAAGTGGAAAGGAGACAATGGAGATACTGGAGCAACTCCACAGCTTGCTATTGGAGAAGTTACAACATTAAATAGTGGAAGCAGTGCAACAGCATCAATTACTGGTACAACTGAAAATCCAGTATTGAATTTAGGTATTCCGAAGGGGGATACTGGAGCTGGTGGAAGTTCTGAAAAGAAATGGGAAAAAATAATAGAAACAAGTGAATTAGCAGAAGATACAGCTTATTTTTTATTTACTCAAACTGATAATGGAGAAACATTAGACAACTTTGAATTTTTTAAGATATTTGCAAAAATAATAGGGGGAGCAAGTGAAACGACATATGGATATTTAAGAGTATGTATCGACAACAAAAACCCTTTAAATACAGGCTCACATTGTGGTCAAATCAAAAGTGGAAGCGGATATGGTTCAAAATTTATATATAGCTGTATTGATTTAGATTTTAAGTTGGAAGGATATGTTTTTACGAACTTTTTATCAGGCTCAGAATCTGGATTTAACCCTGGCATGAGTAACACTGCAAAAGCTGTGTCTGTGGTATCTTCTTTATCTTCTATAGAAGTGTCTAATATGAATACATCTTTAGGAGCAGGAAGTCAAGTTACTATTTATGCAAAAAGAAAGTAGGTGATATCATGAAAAAATATGTTGACGGAGAATTAATTGAAATGACGCAAAAAGAATTAGATGAGCTTGAAGAGTTAAAAGAAAAACAAGTTAGTGAAAAACCTTCGATAGATGAAAGAATTAGTGCTATTGAAGATGTAATATTAAATTTATTATAGGAGGTAAAATTATGTATGGATTTTTATTAAATATGTGGATTATGAAGAAAGTTGATGAATCTTATTTACAAAAAAGAGTTGCAAAAGGTCAAATAACTCAAGACGAATATGAAATGATAATTGCAACACCACAAAATTAAATGTTATAGTTATAAAGGAATATATCCCTTTTTGTCGAATAATATTTTTAGCAAGGAGGGTTATATGGAAAATTTATTTAAAAAAGAGGACACACAAATAGTAAAAGGAACTGCCATAATACTAATGGTTACTTATCATTTATTTGCTTATAATAATAAAGTAAATAGTAATATACAATTTGTGTTTTTAAGTAGAAATGCGATAGGATATACAATAGCTTATTTTGGTAAAATTTGCGTATCGATTTATTTGTTTTTAAGCGGATTTGGATTGTTTTTTTCTTATAATAAATTAGGAAAATTTACATTTAAAGATTCGATACAAAGAATAAAAAAAGTATATATTGATTATTTTATTATTTTTGTAATATTTATATCAATAGAATTCTTAATAGGTTTAGAAAAATTAAATGTCTATGAATTAATTTTAAATCTCCTATGTTTAAAATTTAATT